CCGGTATAAACAAGTTGTCTCCACTCTTCCATTCATCGCTCCTGATAGAGCGTTCTCCGCTAGTAAGCTCCTTAATTGCATCGTCATTTACAAAAGCATATGACAAGAACATAACCGGCATATCGTTGTTTTTAAACAAAAAATACTGTTCCTTAACAATCGGCATCAGTAAGAATCTTTTAAAAGCAACCATTCGCCAGTTATCATAATACTTGAAATAACTAGCTAAATACATAGCATCACTAAATATCCGTGGAGCCAGAGACCCCATTTACACCCTCGGCAAGTTAGTTGAAATCTGTGAATCTGTTACGGCCTTAGCCACACGAAGCTCTGCCTCTGCTTGCAACTCTTGACGGCGTAGCTCCATTTCCATCTGCATCTTTTCGCGGTCTAACATAAGCTGCTGCTGCATCTTCTCGCGTTGTAGAGCGATATTCGCCTCAGCCTTTTGCTGCTCAAGAGCCTGTTGTGCCTGTGCTTTCTGCTGCTCAAGCTGCAATAGCTGCTGCATCTGCATTTGCTCTGGAGTTGGCTGTGGCGGCTGTTGTGCCTGCTGTTGCTCCATCATTGCTATCTGCTGTGGTGCATTAAAGAACTGGTCTGCGTCCTTAAAGCCGCCAATCTCTGCAATGCTGCGGAGCGTATTAACATACTGTGACATTGTAACCACAGGATTATTTACGCCTAGCTGCTGCAAGATTTGCTCCTGCTTGGCAGCAATTTGCGTCAGGAATGCAATCTTCTGCTCGTCATCAGCCGTGCCAAGTCCAACCTGCACAACAACGTCAAACTCGCTAGTCCACTCACGCGGGTCAATCGGCACAAAGTTGTTACGCAAGCGCACGATACGCGGCTTATTATCGTACTTCGTGACTAGATGCAGAATGCCACGGAACAAGTCTTTAACACCTGTTTCAGCCATTGTGCGAGCATAACTCTCTAGCTTGACCTGTGCGCCTCTGACAGTCGCGCTAATGGCACTAGCTGTCGTAGACTGCAAGGCATTTGCATCTAGCCCCTGTGATGCCTTGCTCATACCTGTGCGCTGCTCTTTGATGTTGTCTAAGTAATCCATCAAAGGCCGGATTTCGCCGCCTACAGGGGTGCCTGTAATGGCCTGCACCATACCTGGCTGACGAGCGCGGATGATGCCACCAGCAGTGCCTTCAAGAAGGTCATCCAGATTAACCTGACCCTCAACAGCAACCATTCGTGGCAGAGTGCTTGTATATACACTATCCAGATACTGACGCATCAAAGTAGATTTGATGACTTGCAAGTCCTCGGTCATATCGTAAATGCTACGACCAATGAGGCGGTGAGGCATCAGGATTGGGCTAACAACGGCAAATGGAACGTGGTCAAATGGCTCGTTATGCAGGATGTGCGCTGCACCATCGCCAATAGCGCAGACGCGGCGGCGTTCAGCAATGCCGTCACCGTCATAATCCACGTTCATAATGCACTCGTAGTACACAACCTCACGCAGTGTGGGGTCGGCAGCGTCTGTGCCTGTGCTTGCCTCTAGGTCTTGGAAACGATTTGTGCGCTCTTCATCAACGTCTAGGTCGGAGTTTCCAGCGTGAGCTTCAATCTCATCTCTGTCGTAGCCCATTGCCACCAAGTCAGAAACCGTCATTGTTGTGCGGTGAGCTATGAAATAGGCTTCTTCTAGGCTGGTAGCGCGGCGGTTTACCAGGAACTCCTCTGGCGGTACATTTATAACTTTAATCTTGCCTTTACGCTCCGTGACACGGACTGACAAGTCATAAGAACTCTCAAGAGGAACCATTGCTCCATCTTCGTCCATATATGAACTAATGACTGTTTCTTGCTGCTCAACCACGTCAATATCTGGGTTAGACAAGAGTGCAGCCAGTTCATCTTCAGTAAGTCCGTTATATTCTTCTTCAGTGACATTCTCTTCTTCCTCATAGAAATACTTTACGACACCAAGACGGAACAACAACGCATCCTTAAACCAGTTATAAAGGATTTTGTAGCCCTCGTTGTCGTGGTTGATGATGTAATTAACATAGTCACTAATCTGCTCGGCACGTTCTACATCTTCTGCTGTGCGAGGGCTAAAACGCACATATTTGTCGTTTGCCGTAAACACACGCATCAGGTTCGGCATAATCGCCTCTACCGTGTCTGCCACCTCTGTGGTTACAACTGAGGAACGGCCTTGCACCTCGTTGCCAAATGGCTCACCAAGGTAGAAATCCATCGCACGAATGCGGTCTTGCGAAAACTCGCTGTCGAAATGATTTAAGGCATCTGTTACTTCCGAAGAAACAATGCTGTTAAGCTGATAATCATCCATTTTTGGCATTTGACTTTTCCTTCGGCTTGGTTTGCCCATACATACAGCAGCCAGAGCTTTTGCACATTTTCTTTGCTACGCACCCTTTGCAAGTCTCAAAACTTGGCAACGCCTCTACTTTCGCAGATGCAGAAACGGAAGCCTTTGCTATTGCTTGGGCTTCCTTGCTTAATTCTGCTGGCCTGGGACGTTGCACAGGCGGTCTTCTCATTACTCTCACAAACATTATTTGTCGCTTGCGTAATTTCCTGTCATTACCATCTTGCCGTTCTTAACGGTGTATGGTGATTTTGATGCAGCTTCGTTCATATCGCCAATCTTAGGCTTTGGCTTTGGAAGGGGCATCTTCACAGTTTTATTGCTCATTTCTTTGCCGCTTTCTTCTTAGAGGTTTTTTTAATAATTCCTGTCATACCAATCCCCGTGCTGGTCATAACCGGCACTGGCTCTGGTTCCTGCATAATAACAGGCTTTGCATCCTTTTTATAGGCTATACAACGAGCTTGTGCTTGACAGCGAGTTGGATACGGACATTTATCACAAATATTCATTAGGCTTTCCTTTTTTTCTTTGCTTTTTTAGCGGTGGCTAAAGCAATAGCCACAGCTTGCTTCTGCGGCTTTCCGGCTTTCATCTCGGTGCGAATGTTTTGCGAGATGGTCTTTTTGCTGTAGCCCTTTTTAAGCGGCATTACTTTTTCCTTTTGGCGGTCTTAGCAGCAGCCTTAAATGCTTTGGCTGTTGGTGCGCCTTTGGCTCCTGGCTTCCGCATTTTTTCTTTGCTGCCAGCTTTGATGCGTTCACGTTTGGCGTGAATATTTGCGTACAATCCAGGCATTATTTACGGCTGGCATATTTGCCACAAGCTGTGCCTTTTTTGCCGCCTTTCTTGCCAAGTTGCTCTTTCATACCTTTTGCTTTTGAAGTGTTGTAAGCCATTACCATTTTACCTTATGTGACCAATAACGAGCAGACAGTTTACTTGGATTCGGGTCTTGAGCATTATGCCTAGCATAATAACTCTTTTTACGAGCCTTATCCTTATCGGTCTTAGGGTTCTTGCCTGCACCAGTAACACCCTGCTGACCAAACCTAATAGTCTTTACCTTATCACCTTGTTTTGCAACGACAACGTGGCTTTTAGTCGGGTGATTAGGTGTGCGCCTTGGCTGATTATAGCCGGATACGCCAATTCTTTCTAGTCGGGGGTCTTTAGGCATCGTACTCAACCTCGTGTATTTTTGATGTTCTCATCATACTCTGTATCTCTTCTGCGGATATGCCAGCGCGAAGACCAGCACTAACAGCCATACTCATACAGGCATCCATAACGTGCCGCCAGTTTGCTTCTGATGTAACAAGAAGACCGGCAATGTGCATCTCCAACATCGTATTGATGGCCTCGACCATCTCCATATACTCCTCTTCAGTCTCCTCAAGCTCTAGCTCAATATCTAGCTCCCTGCTTGGAAACTTTACGATGTTGTCAGTCATACTACCCATCCTGTGTTTGGTTTTAGACTTCGCTTGCTACTATATCCTCTTGAGTAGCCGCCAGCAATGGCACCATTTTCTGCAAAGCTCAAGACAAACGCATCAGCTACGTCTGGACTGCGTTGTCCTCTGCGCTTCATCTCGTCCTTGCTCTCGACCTTCAGCTTACCATTAGACAGGTACTTATACCTAATCGCAGTAATCTCCTGTATCAACGTGGCATCATTCGGGATATGGCAATCCCTTGCCTCGAACCATTCACGAGCATTCCAGAACAACTCATCACGCAGCCGGTTAAACCTGTCTCTTAAACTGGCAGTCTCCGACACAGAAATAGCCACGGCAGGCAAATCAAGCTCTCTCAGCCTGTCAGCCAGCCCCGCGCCAATACCAATCGCGTCAATATAAATGCTTTGAGGGCGTAAGCGATAGTTGCAAGCCTCGTACTCTGACAGCACAATACCAGCCATCTCCATAATATCGCGCCCCTGATACGTCTTTATCGGCTCAAGAAGCACGTTGCCTTGCCGCTTGGCGATTGCACTCCTGTCACCGCCAAATCTTGCAACGTCTACTCCCCATACAACCGGCGTAGTGGGTGAGGCTTCGACTTCTCTCTTAGTTGCCTCTTCAACCAAATAGAGTGGCAATAAGACATCATCTGATTGCGTAGGAAACTGACCAAGGACACGCACCCTGTAAACATTAGACTCTTCACCGTATTTGTCCTTCATCTCCTCAAGGAACTGCTCAGAAACAGTGGTTGCATCGTGACAACTCACCGTCATCGTGAACCAACGCTCACGCTGGGAATGGTGACTATCGTAGAAAAACCCCTCAGACCGCGTAGGGTTGCCGCACATTACCGTCTTCGCACCGGCTGTGGACATCGCGCCCTCACCGACTTGAAAGACAACATCCGGTATACCTGACGCTTCTTCACACAAAAATAACATATTCTCGGAGTGAAAACCCTGCAAAGCCTCTGGGTTCTCCCTGCGACTTGTTCGCGCAACCGCAAAGCTGTCACTAGCCCCTTTAAGGCTAATCTTGTCGCTCTTGAACTCTAGCAACTGCTTGAAGCCCTCTGGCAGCTTTCGCGCCCATTTGTCTATCTCAGTCCACAACACATCGCTCAACTGATGCGCCGTGTTTGCCGTCACAGCAACCTTGCACGGATAATGCGTAATCAACCACCACAGCACCAGCCAACTCTGAAACGCCGTCTTGCCAACGCCGTGACCAGACGCAATGCTGACCTTATCGTGGCTTGCAACGGCTCTCAGTGCCTCGGCTTGCCACGGCTGGGGTTTTGCCTTGAGGATGCTGGTGACGAATAAAACTGGGTCATTGTGCAGCTTTACAAGCAGGTCAGTGTTCTCGGTCTTTTTCACTTCTCCTCAACCTCTCCCTCAATGGTCTTGTCCTCTAGCCGCTGACGCTCTATCTGCGCTGCTGCCAGCTTCAACTCGTCAACAAAGCTCACAACCGTATGCTCGTGTTCGACCTTCTGGTTCTCACCGTAGAACTTCGGATATAGCTTCGCTGCTCGCCACTTGTAGGTATCAATCACAACTCTCGCTTGCTGGGCATCAAGCTCGCCATACCGCATAGCGTCAATAGCGTCATCAATGTCATCGTCAATCTTCTGGGCGCGAAGCTCCATAGCGACCTTGTACTGGTCGCGGAAATCAGCGTCATCTCGCAGCCACTTGCTAATCGTCATAAACGTAGGCACCAGCTTGTGAGTGCAAGCCTTCCTGGCAGACATACCGTCTGAAACAAGCTCGATGAACTTCTTTTTGCCAGCGTCTATCTCTTTCGGGTCAGTGATTTTACGTCCCATTTCGTACTCCTGTATTCGTCACATAGCAGACTTGATATAGCAGTGCAAGAAAACTTGCAACTTTTGGGGTGCTAGGGACGTTTTTGGGTTTTTAGGTTTAAGGGGGGGTGGTAAGGGACTATTATATATTTATGCAGCCCCCCCGCGCGATTTCGATGGGGGGTCTCTGCGAACAGTTCTCATTATCATTATCATTTGAGAATGATTCTCATTCGCAATAGTCCAGGCGAGAATGATATTGCGACTCATTATCAATCGCACAAAGCCAAGGCTCTACATTGCCGCGTGATGGCTTGCAACGACTGCCGACTAGGAATCATACGCTGAAGCCAGCAAAGCCAGCCAGCGAGCAAATATGAGCGATTATGCTATGTTAACTGGATTTGGGTTAACTCGCGCGTGTGGTGATATAATACCACATAGACGTGATGCCCCATAATCACCCCATAACCCCCCCCTAATCCCCCCTCTTATCCCCGCGCCAAACGCGGCAAGCGTTGCAAGTTTTTGAGCAATACCGTTATTTTTTTGTTGATTATGTCAATTTATGCTATACAGTAATAGATAAGTAATAGAACAAGGGAAAAGACAATGACCAAACCAAACGCATTTGTAATCTATGACGGCGCAAGCCAGATTGACGGCCAGCGCATTATCGCAATTGCTAACATTGCCAAGAGCCGCAACGGTAAAACCGGCGCAATGGTGCAAACCTATATATTGCGGCCAGACATTAACCCGCTTGAAGCTAACAAAACTGGCGCGGATTACTCTATTTGTGGCAATTGCCCGCACCGTGGCAACGCCACCAATGACCCGAACCGGAAAACAGCGGAAAATCGTTCTTGCTATGTAAACCTAGGCCAAGGCGTTTTGATTACCTATAAAGCCTATAAGGCTGGCAAATATCCAGCAATTACTGGTCACGACGCTATAGCCGCGCTTGGTGCTGGCCGAATGGTTCGGATTGGCACATATGGCGACGGCGCGGCCGTTCCGTCATATATTTGGGATAGCCTTATCAGCAAGGCTAAAGGTCATACCGCATACAGTCACCAGTCTGGCATTGAAAGCGCGAGTTTTGACCCCGCTATCTATATGCAATCCGCTGATAGCGAAGCGGAAGCGCAAGCCGCTTGGGATAAAGGTCACCGCACATTTCGCGTTATTGACCGCATTGAAAGCCTTATCACCGGCAAGGAAATTTTATGTCCAGCTAGCAAAGAGGCGGGCTATCTTACCCAATGCATAACTTGCGGATTGTGCGCTGGTACTAGCACAAAAAGCCCTAAATCAATTGCCATAGTCGCGCACGGTGCCGGTGCTGGTAATTTCAAGCGTAAAGCCGCTTAACCGGCTGGCACGGTTCGCCGTGCCGCTTTATAGCCGCTAGGCATGGACTAGCGTCTATATGGCGAAAGCCTAAACCGGAATAACGAAAGGGTAAGACAATGCGAGACGTTAAAAACTATTATCCATTTCCATCAATGCCAAGTGTCGAAAGGCTTGACGAACTTGAAGCCCGCGCAATTCGGCAAGAAAAAAATGGATACGACGATTTGGCAAAAAGAACTTGGAACAAGATTGAGATAGGCGAACAATACCGCCGCGAAGCCGGTCTTGATATTTATCACGAAACAAAAATTGAAAGGTAAGACAATGCAAAAAGAACGCAACGAGCCAGTGGCACAAATAACGCTATCATATGCGGACATTGAGTTAATACTCACCAGTTTAGAACATTATGTTCCACGGACTACACTGGCAAAAAATCGCGATACAATGGAATTAATCTCATTGTTTAAGCGGAACGAAAGCAAACTATTTAAAGCAATAAAAGGGGCAAGATAATGAAAGAGCATAATATGAAATATCTATTGTTAGCATTCGCTGATTGGAACGCTGACAGGCACGATGATGAAAGGCAACAATCGGCGCATTTCGTTTGTTGCCATTTAGAAGAGTTAGGTTTCAATCCCGCTGAAATAGTGTCCGAAACCCTAATTAATGACGCTGAAAAATTCTTAAACGAGCCGAGACAATGAACCGCGAAACCATATCAAGCGGGCTGGCATTTGTTGCACTTGCCCTAGCCTTTATAGCGTCAGCCATTGCCAGCGATGGCTTGCCGGTGCTGATAACCATTGCAGCGGGTTGCCTATTGGCAATCGTTGCCAGCGTCATTCTAAAATAACGCTTGCAATCTGCTCTAGATTGTTTAACGTGAATTGACAACAACAGGAAGGGAAACCAGTTATGAAACAAAATCTGAAAACAAAATCGGTTGAAAAATCGGTTAGCCTTACCATCAATCGGTCAGGCGTTGAGCGCAAGCTGCTGATAGAAGAAACCAGCCGCAAGCTATGCCGGTGTTGTTTGCAGACAATGCTAGACGACATTGGCGCGACTAAACAGGAAACAGACCAAGCGTATATCGGTTGGGAATATGAAAGGGGAATCTTGTAATGCCTTTTTTTCAAATTAAAACTGGCGCGGTTATCACGCAAACAATCGACATTCAGGCCGATAGCATAGAGACGGCGCAAGAGTGGGCAATGGAATTGCTGAAAAGTCAGATAGACGATTACCAGCAAGATGCGTTGCACGGCTCAAACGTTCAGCACAACCCAATATCGGTTGTTGATTTTGAAACACTAGAAGCTGAGGAGTGGAACTAATGGATAGATACGAAGAAGCATTTTACGCCGAAGAGCGCAAGCGCAATCGGTCAGACGGTACAGGCATCAACAGCGCAATCGAGTTTGTCATATGGGTTGACCAGTTTGACCCCGACGAAAAAACGATGGCTATGTACCTGCACAATTTGCCAGAAACAGAGCAGCAACGGTTAAAGAACGCCGTCGCAAAAATCAAATCAATGAAAGGGGAACAAGACAATGGACAAGATAATTGATGGACTATATGACGCTGAAATACTGGTTATAGAGGGCGATGAAAACCAAGAAGTGCTTGCGACAATACCATTCGCGCTAGGCTATTCTGCCAGCATGTATGCAGACCCATTCGACGAGCAAAGGGAATCTGTCATCGTAAAAGAGTTTATGAAAGGGGTAGTGAAAGCAGCAAGGACACTTTCAGACTGCTACCAGACCTATCCAGACAGCCCCATTCATATACAGGTAAAATTCAACTTCACAAACGTAAACGCATAGAAGGGAACCAAGACAATGACTAATGTTGTAGACATCAATAAGCAAAAGAAAACAGCAGAACCAAAAAAGCGTTACAAGAGACCTAGCAAGGCTCAGATGCAGACTGTGCGCCTGATTGGCTTTGTAAGCGAGATATCTGCCATTATGAAATCAGACGGAGACGCTTGCGCTAACGGCAACACTGGCGAAGTTGGTCTGGCATGGTGGACTAAAAAGGGCGAGGTTTCTTTATGGCTGGATATGTGCAAGCACGGCAACATCACCGTTACAGTTAACTGTATGGAAATGAGCCAAGCACAAACTCAGCGCATAGTCGGTGCTTGTGCCTTAAACGGCATCGAATGGGATATGGTCTAATGCCTAAAGCAAAACCACAAACAGTAACCATTAATGCGAACTATAAGGTCGAGATAGACACGCATAACCACACGCTTATGGTTCGCAATGAAAAGAGAAAAACCGGTTGGGAAACACTCGGTTACTTCACCTCAATGGCAACAGCCTTGTCAGCCTGTTCACGGCATAAAGTCCTAGAGGGCGCAGACTGCACATTGAAAGAATACGCTGACGCGGTTCTGGCTGAAGCACAAAAGATATGTCACTTAAATAGCTAAATTAGCTACTTTTGCGACACAGGAAAGGAAACGAAAATGACTTACACAGCAGAATTTACTTACACAACCAACCATTATGTTGACTTAGATTCAGATACGCCAGCCGAAGCTTTGGAGTTTATCTTGGATATGACATATGGAGATGCTCCAGATTACGAGCCAGATAGAAAATTCTTAAAAGAAACCTTACAAGGCAACACGGTTGGAGACCCATGTGATGATGTTTCGGTTGAGGTTAAAATATTGAAATGGCCGCATGAAGGTGATTGTGAGCCTATTTTGATGGCGCATCATAACAGTGCAAGCACTATGCAAGGCACAAGATATTTCAACGTGGTGTTGACCCATGAAGATGTTGACTTGGTTTTGCAAGTCCTGTCTGAAAAGCTTGGCAAGCGAGAGGAAAATGAGCATTTACCTTACATTTCAGAGTCAGAGTTTTACACAGTTAAGCACCATACAAGAGGACACGATGAAACAGACAAGCTGAAGATTGCTTACAACAGAATTAAACGAGACAAACTGTCTAATACCATTCACTACGAACCAGAGGAACAAAAGCTTTTTCGAGAAATGAACGACCTAGAAGAAATATACTAAATGTAAAAGCAAAACTCTAGATTAGGCCGGTTCCCCGGCCTTTTCTTTTGCCTGTGACAAAATCGTGACAAGAGATTTGTAAGCTATTGTTTTTGCTTATTAGTCGTGCCAATCTATCATCGGTCTGACACATTAGAACGGACGCGGTAAGCCTAATCCTATCTTACGCCAAGCATCATCAGACTGGTCGGTCAGCATAAAGCCGTTGACAGCCTTTAAAATGTCCTCATAGCGGAAATACTCATCCTTGTATTTGTAATACAGCTTCTCAGCAGCACTCTTTGCGTATTCTTGCTGCTTAGGGGTTAGTGTCCTGCACTGGGATACCGATTCCTGGCGATTTGAGCGTGCTGGACGGCCTTTAGCCTCTTTCCGCACCCAACCCTGCCAAAATGCCTTACAAGACGCATACGAGGCTTTATTGCCGTTCTTTTCATTCCAAAGCTGGATATCGGTCAGTGTCTCTGACCAGTCAATGCCAAGTTCGGTTGCATATTGCTTATCAGCGTCATCCGGTTGCCAATCCACTAAAAGCTGTTTTTTAGATTTCCCCTTATTATTTATTATAACGGTTCTATTATGGTTAGGGTGACTGTGTGACACCCCTAGAGGTGACTGTGTGACACCCCGTGTCACTGTGACACCCCTAGCACCAAGTGAGTACAAATCGGTATCATTGAATCGCTTTTGGCGTTCCAAGTATCCGTCTTCCTCTAGCTTTTTTAGCTTGCGTTGTACGGTTCGGCGGCTGGCACTGGTCATATGCTCTAGCCGTTCAATGCTAGGCCACGCATTGCCGGTGCTTTCATTGATATGGTCAGCGACCGCTATCAGCACCAGCTTTGCCATCGGGTCATCAATTTGCTGGTCGAATGCCCAGCTAACTGCCTTTATGCTCATTTCTTTTTCCCCTTTAACTCTTTGTATTTTCTATCGCACTCAGACAGTCTATCTTTTAACTGTTGTACTTCATTCGCCTTTATGATTGTTCGTTTTCTTTCTGCATCGACCGCTTGCCTTTCCTTTGCTAAAAGCTCATATCTTCTCTGAGACTCACATTCTTTAACATTCAACCTTGCATTTAATGATTCGATTGCGGCGCGAGATTTAGACCAACCGAATGACGCTAATCTTAAAACAGCCATAACGCTGTGGATGTCTTCAAGCACAACCTTTCCGGCTAATAATTTTTCATCAAACTCACGCATAAACTTGTACACTTCTGCATCATTCATTTCAGTAAATCCCCTACCTTGATTAAAACTCCCAGACTGGTGTTGCTATCACCGCCCCTTGTGTATCCGGTCTTGCGGTACTGTTCCCTAGCCACCTCTTTCACAGTGTCCAGCGGAACGATAATCACACGATGACCAGACAATACGAAAGCCCAGTATTCGGCGTGACTGGCAGCTATGCCAGATGCCTTTCCCCTGCTCTCGAACTCGATAAATATGTTGCCTGTTCTTGCCGCCATATAGTCGCGTTTGACCTCAATGGTTGCGTCAGTCAGGATGCTGCCGAGCCACTGCTCGTGTATCTGACCGAGTTGCAAGTCATACTTGAAATCGTTGTTGTACTCCATTACGCCCAACTTTCCCTGACCAGCATACACCACGTCTCAAAGCTGACAGTGGCTAGGTCATCCTTACCAGCAAAGTCAGCGTTAATGCTTGACAGCCGGACAACGCACCGAATCGGATGCCGGTCGTATTTGTAGATAAGCACAGGCTCAGTACCAGCCGCATCCGCTGCTCTCTCTACCTGTGACCACCACTCATCCTTGTGTGTCACGCCATGGGCATACCTCTTTGCCTCGACAGTCCAGCCGTCAATGCCAATTAAGTCGCCGTGGTCGCCAGCCCTATATTGCTCTAGGTCTCTCTTGATATCATCAATGCCAAGTTCGTCCATAGCCATACGAGCTAATTCCCTCTCGAAATTTGCCCCTTTCCTACGTCCGTTGGTCATCCTGTACACTCCCCATCATCTTTTTGGCAAAAATAACCTTCTTCATCAAATACCCAATCGGCTTGCACGTTAATAAAGTCACGCAATTCTGCAAGCGGTCTATCTCTACGGAAGACCCCCCAATCACCCCTATGCTCGTGGTTCTTCTCTTGCTGCACCCACCAGTCGTATTTTTCTGGATGTTCCCTAGCAAGCATTACAAGTTGCGACTCTGACTTGAGAAAGCAGCCATCACAATTCCCATACATAGTTCTTCCGTTGCTTACTGGCAGCATAAGGTTAAATGATTGCGCTTTCCAAAACTCACTTATCTGATTATTGTCTACATTTGCCGTCACCAGTGGTCTCCAAGGAACCCAGCAATCCTTTTTTGGCGCACGAGCTAATCTGTCTGGCTCATCAGCCCTTATGCCAACAGCATTACTCCACTCTTTCCAGCCCAACCTTTTTAGGTATCTCTTAGCCGTATTTATTTTTAACTCAACAGTGCAAAACCTCATCAATGTGTTAGGTAAAACTTTTTTTGCCTCAATAAGTTTTTCAAATGGCTCTCCTAATCTGCTTGCAGAATTATGGCTGACCACAGAAGCTGCCGGTTTGCCGTCAATCCGGTCATATTCAAGCCATACTATCGGCACGTTCCACCGTTCAGAAACCTCTTGCACAAAGTCCAAGGTCTGCGGCATTTCCCTGCCGGTGTTTTGAAAAGAAACAACAGCATTGTCGGGCAACCCATTATTTGCTTCAAGTATATGGTACAACATATAAGCTGATGTTCTGCCACCACTAAAACTTATCTGCACGTTGCCCTCTGGCAGTAAGTAAGGGTTGGTCATTTGATTTTCTCCCCATTGTCAGCGAAATCAGCGTCATCCTCGCCTTGGAATACACCGATAGTGCCAACGCCCTTTACACTATAGCTGCCAATCGTGTCAGCAGATTCAGCAGCAGGGTCGTCCTCAAAGTTCGGCGCATCCTTAAACATCTCAGCGTGTGTGCGCCATTCGTCTTTCGGGTCAGGGCCGTATCCGTATTGATTGCTCCATTTCTTAGGCATCAAATTCCTCGCACCAATCTTTTAAACCAACCTTGCCACCTGACCATTTGTACACAGCCATCATCTGTCTGCCAGACGGCGGTGTGCGCTTATATATCCAGTTGTTTATGGTTGCTCTTGTTACATTCAGATGACGTGCTAGTTCGCTTTGTGTCATTCCTCGTTTCATCATATGTTCTGCCAGTTTCAAGTTATTCTCCTACAAATAGAAATTAACAACGTGTCAATCTGTATAAAATAATTGTTGACAGGTCAATCACTATTTCGTAATTAAAGTTATCAAGCCAATCACGGCACCAGGAGTTAGGGAATGACAGACTTATTAGAAAAGATGAAATCGGTAGGCGTCTACCATTTCAGTCCAAGCCAGTTAAATCGCCCATTGGCGAACTGGATGTTCGATTACGTTTATTTATCGAAAGAGAAACGCCGCGAGATTATCGTTGGCGAGAACGCCGCATTCGGTACAGCAGTGCATCAGGTTATCCAAGCAGCCGTGTGTCACGGTCAGGATATTGATGAGGCTGTAGAAGAGGCTATGACCGGCTATGATTTCCATCCGGCTAATTCATCACAAGATAAGCGCGACAAGTTCCGCGAACTAATACCAGACGCTGCCCACGTTGGCATCGACTTACTATCTCCATTATTCAGTGGCGCACAAGAAGAGCGCAAAATCGAACTGATGCTGGACGGCGTACTGGTGCCTATTATGGGCTTTGTTGACCTATTCAAAGATGGGTCACTGGCTGAGATTAAGACCAAGGCACCACGTCAGGGTCAGGTCAAGAAGGACGGCACTAGAAGCTGGACTAAGGCATCATTGCCTAAAGAGCCAGCGTGGGAGC